ATGATTACGATTACATTAATATTATTATATTCCATAATAAGCTCTGTATATATATTGTTTAATGACAATTACAATATTGTTCTTCGAATATTTGTTATATTTATTATTGCAGCTGCTGTAATTATGATAATGAAAAAAGAGACGTTTCTGCCATTTTTAGGATTAGCGCATTTGCCGAATACTTTGATTGCAGAAGAAAAAATACCCAAAGGTGCAAATTTATCATATTCAATTGACATGAAAGAATATGAAGAAGGAACTATAATCATTTATTGGGCGGCAAATAAAACCGATAAAATTATCGAGGACCCATATGAAGCATATAAGAATTATAGCAATGTTGGTGTTTCAAAAGTCAAAGAAGGTAAAGCAGAAGTTCGTATTTTCTGTCCGGATAAATACAAAGTTAAAAAGATATTTAATCAATTATTAGAGCGCCATTTCCATTACCGGATTGTTTACAAAGATACGGGGTTTTTAAGCCCTGTTATGACTGTAAAGGTGGATTGTTAGATAATATGTATGATTCTTATATATATATATAAGATATTTCCCTATTTTCACACCTTTATATTGTGTTCATTTACAAGGATTTGTTTTTTGACACATTATATTTGTAAGTATTATATTTGAAAATAAAAAATATATACTACACATATACCCTACTACATACCCTACACCACCTCGCCTAATTACTAAATAATATCTAGAATGGTACCGTCATCGTCTGGCGACGCAGAGCGTTGATACTGGCTCCTTTCAGATGTCGGGAACAGTTTGTGTTGCTTCTTGCTGTTTCATTATTAATCCTAATGCGGATAGGCATCACAAATTTCTCTGTCCCTTCAGCATATTCAAAACTGCTTTTAACAGATGATGATGATGCTTCATTTCCGTAGCCGAACCTTGCACCTGAACTGCAACGTGTAGCGCTACGAGTTGTATCACCACTACGAGTTGTAGATGAATATTCGGGTTCAAGCTTCTGAAACACCATAAATGTTAGATAAATTAACCCGGTATTTTGCGAAGTTTCTTCCATACCAAGTTCCAATTCTTCCTCTGTAGGCTTATATCCTTCTTCCAAAGAAAACTTTGTCATCCATTGATACGTCGCTTTAGGATTTTGGTCAAAGTTATGACTTTCTCCATTATTTGCAGGGATAGTCCACATCGTTCCGTCTCGTGTAATATTATTAGGAATTGTTGAACTATTGCTATTATATTCAGGAGCCTCGTTATCAATTGCAAACCCAATAGCATAATTATACTTCGATTTTTCCTTTGTAATACCGATATCACTAATCTTAACAACAAATGGTCCTTCATTTGCGATAACACGATATCCCTTCATGTATTCATCGCCTTCGCCAGTCTCAAACACTTCCACATCGTAGTTCGTATTAAAGTTCTTACGCTCTGTTTCATCTTTACAGTCTTCTTCTTCTTTTCCTTCTCCGAAAGAAAGGCAAAACTTGATATTGTGATTTGCAGTATTGTAGCAGATAGGGATGTTGGAAACGGTGTTGGTTAGCATCTTTGTTTTATGTGTGATATTATACACAATATATTATCAATTTTTATAATTTAATGTGTAAAAAATAACAAATTTGTACAATATATTTATAATAATATATAATAATATATAATAATATATAATAATATATAATATAGTCCTATAATAATATCTATGTTATTATAGTCATGTAATATCATAATTATAATATTTTAGTAATATCATAATTATAGTATTTTAGTAATATCCCCTTATATTCCTTGGCAATATTTTCATCTATATATCCTGAATCTATTATTTCTAATATCCCTATTCTATTATATTTTTTGTATATCGCAATATATTTGTTATAATATATAATCAAACTATCTCTTATGTTTAAGAATACTGTTCTATCTTCTTTGAGATAATTAAAAACATTTTTAATCATATTATCATAAGCAATCGTAAATATATTATCATTATATATATGATGATTTTCTGCAAAATCTAATCTCCTTCTTACATTATATCCTTGTGGAGGATAAGTACTATGTTTATTAATTATTAAATTATATATTTGCAATTCATAAAATGTCTGCTTCTTTTTCTTCAAAATACTTATAATATTACTATACCAATATTTACATACTGATGCATTATGTGAATTCGGTAATATATGGATATGTGTGAAATATAAATCAGTTGAAATCATTCTATGTATTCTTCTATAACTATAATATTATATCAATTATTATATATATATATCACATTTATAAGTTTTTTCATAGTATGGTTTTAGATATTCTATTGGAATTAAGTTAGACTTGTTGCTTTTGCATAATAATTCAAGATTTTTCATTTGATTACTGATGCATTCCATTAAAAATTTCAATTGATTTTTTAATATGTTGTTTTCATTTATTAAATCATCTATATCCTTATCTATATCCTTATCCATATTATTTATGATAATACATTTTGCAAAATGTTTATATAATATGTGTTATGTATTTGTGATATATTTCTTCGTAATCTTTGCAACCATCACATGAATACCATCGTTTAGGTGCAATAACAATTTTCTTTGTATAATAACTTATAAAAGATGCCCAAAGACTAAAACACGAGTTTGCAATAATATTATTTTTAAACATCGACATTAATATGAGCTCAATCTCCGATTTAATATTTAATTCATCCTCTTTGAATAATTTATCTGAAACATAGTAAACATTATATTTATTTTCCCTATTTACATAATCATTGAAATTATTAATGCACCATTCAATATCATCAGAAAATATAACTATATTCTTCTTACCTGCAATTTCCATGGCTTCCTTGTAATAACTCATTTCTAAATTATAATGATAATTTGAAACTAATAAATAGTCTCCCCTTCTAATATGCAAAGAAACCATATCATCATCTTTTATTGTAGGTCCAAAGTAATCTAAAATATCCCTATATTTATAATATGCTGGATACATCATATCTTCATTGCTATAAACAATTCTTATCATTTTATCACGAAGAGAATCGTCAATATGCTTAAAAGTTTGATGATTACCTTTGAATAAAACATTATATTTAATATCACGCGGTGGGAGAACATATTTATGCGCGGTTAATTCATCATGTATTACATTGAATGAAATTTGTTCAAAAGTGGTATCGTCGTATGTTGTAAATAAACCCTTGAATAATGTATCCCAATAAGATTTTCTATATAATTCCAATGAATTACTTACTGTTTTCTCGTATTTAAAAATCAATCTTCTCTTTACTCTACACCTTTTTGATAAACGTAAAAAATATATTATATAAGCAATTTGAAATAATTGGTTTCCTAAACCTCCGTTTATTTCAATAGATGTATATAAATTATTCATTATATAAATAGTATATTTATATTTATATAATTTATATTTATATATTTGCAAGATTATATATTGATATACAATGTTAAAAAAACAAAATTATTATTTATTATTTATTATTTTCCAGGTTGCTAATGCAAGGATACCTCCAATAGTTTGAGCTAATACGTAAGCAAATAATTTAAATAAGCCAATATTGCCTTTAAGATACATAATTAAACTTAAAGTTGAGTTGAAAAAGCCTCCTGATACTTTTCCAAACATATATACTGCCGCTAATAAACCTATTGCGATAGGGAAAGGGTCTGTTGTCTGTAAAATACACATAAAGAAGACATAAGTCCCCACACATTCCGCAAATAATTGGTCTATTTCTAATTTATCATTCATTTCTAATAAATAGAATATATTTAAAATATTATGCCATCAATATTATTATTAAAGCTTTGAAATGCAAATTTTTTAAGACTTTTCATATTTATATGGGTATTATTTGATATTTTGTATATATTACCCTTCTTATCATCCTCATTTTTTGCTTCGTAATAATACAGTTCTGATAATTTATCTGGAAATGTAAAAATAACATTATTAACCCCCTTTGAAAAATATACCCCACGAACCTTGTCCATATTTATATAGATAGAAGAAATATTTATTTGCTCCCCTGCGTAATTAGGTATATTTTGTAGTGCTTCTTTATTCGTAACCCCAGTTTCATTCATATTATATGAAAGATTTGCATTTACATATTGCACTATATTCAAATTATTTGCATATCCTTCTGTCATCGCCATTCTTGTTAATCGAGGAATACTTCTTAAACCTTTTGCTGTATGTAATTGCAGAGTTCGTAGTGGCGGACATAAATGTAATATTGACAAACCTTTAATATATGATGTTGATACTGTTATGTAGAACATAAATAATGACAATATATATATCTTTTGCATTATTATATATATTATTATTATATATTTATATATGTTATTATATATCTATATATGTTATTATATTTCAATATTATCTTCATTTATATAATGGAATATCTTTAATATAATATCATCCGTTATATTAAAATGCTCTTGTATAATTACTAACATATCATATGTATTTTTATCTCTATTTATAACTATCTCATTTTTATATATTTCATTAGATATATTTTTAATCTCAAAATTTATTAACCAATCAATTATTTTATATGGGTCTTGCAATCGATTATTAAAATCTATTATATATTTCTTAATAGTATCGCAAGTATCGTAATTATGTAAATCGATAGTTAATGGATTATCTTTGAAATAACAAAAGTCTCCATACGACATATACAAAGATTTCCAATATATATTAGTCAATATATACCAATTTCTACGTTCCTTATATATACCCTTATATCCCTTCGTGCAATAATATATTTTTGTTTGGAATGGAGTAATCTGCAATGATATAATATAGTATATATATAATCTATTGTATTTTTGAATATCTTTAAAGGGAATAATAATTGAACCTAATAGTGTTTCAATATATATGTTTTTAGTATCCTTAACAAAGAATACATATGATGAATTATTACCATTATAAGTATAAAATGTAGATATGCTCCTATTACTACTTGTTATAGGGGTTGCATCATTCATTTATTAGGTTTGATGTACGTAAATATAAATTATATACTTCTTATATCTTGAAATACAATAATCATTTATTATAAATAACTATTGTCAACTTCGTCAACTTGAATAAATATGTTCCATAATGTAAATATAAAATAAAAAATTGATGTTGTTCCCTATTCTTTATTAATTAAGGTCCAGCACAAGATGCCTCCCAGGTCAATGATGGACCCTGATTTCGAGATTAACGGATTTGAATATTACGATTCAGATGATGAAGAATATGACAAGGTTTACTACAAAAGAAACGGACTTCGCAATGGTGTTGTATGCGTTGGCTATAATAATATTGACACCATTTATATCAACAGTCGCGCATACGATGACGACGACGACGATTACTATTATTAAATACATAAAATAAATAATAACAAAAAAAAGTTGTAGTATTAGGTATATATTTTTTATATTTAGTACCCTTTAATTACAAAGTAATATGTAAATATTGCTTGCAAAAATGCAAATATAAACATTATAGATATTATTTTTATTATATCATAAAATTCTGGGATTTCTATCACTATATTTGAATTATCCCTTTCTTTTATATTTCTA